AAGAATCTATAACTTTACCTAAGACTATGATAGCTATAGTAGAAAATCCATTATATGCTATAATGAATGAACCTAATTCTACATTACAACGTCTTATTCGAAAATTAAATTTATTAGACACAATAGACGAACAGTCTAGTTCTGGTAAATTAGATTTAATTATACAACTTCCTTATGTTGTAAAATCTGAATCTAGAAGAGCTCAAGCAGAGCAAAGAAGACAAGACATAGAACGTCAATTAACAGGTTCAAAATATGGAATTGCCTATACTGATGGTACTGAAAAAGTAATTCAGTTAAATCGTGCTGTAGAAAATAATTTATTGAAACAAGTTGAATATCTAACGAGTATGCTATATAGCCAGTTAGGTATAACTGAAACAATATTGAATGGTACAGCTGATGAACAAACTATGTTAAATTATTATTCACGTACTATCGAACCGATTGTTTCTTCATTTACTGATGAAATGATTAGAAAATTTTTAACAAAAACTGCTAGATCTCAAAAACAGTCTATCTTATTCTTTAGAGATCCATTCAAATTAGTTCCTGTAGATAAACTTGCTGAAATTGCAGATAAATTTACAAGGAATGAAATATTGTCATCTAATGAAATTAGATCTGTTGTTGGTAGAAAACCATCAAATGATCCTAAAGCAGATCAGTTAATTAATAGTAATCTTAATCATTCGCCAAGTGAATTGGAAGGTATCAATCAACGACCAAGTATAGAAATTAACGAGGAAGGAGGAAATCCAGTTGAATAAGGATTATGATTTTGGTGGATGGGCTACACGTAATAACATTAAATGTTCTGATGGTAGAACCATTTTAAAAGATGCCTTTAAACAAAATGATGGACAAAAAGTTCCATTAGTTTGGAATCATCAACATGACGATCCTAATGAAGTTCTAGGACATGCCGTTTTAGAAAATAGAGAGGAAGGAGTTTATGCTTATTGTAAATTTAATGATACTGAATCTGGAAGAACTGCTAAATCTTTAGTTGCTAATGGTGATGTAGATAAATTGTCTATATATGCTAATAGACTAAAAACTCATATGAACAATGTTATGCATGGTTGTATAAGAGAAGTTAGTTTAGTTTTAGCTGGAGCTAATCCTGGGGCATTCATAGATACAGTACTTACTCATGGCGAAGGTGCTGAATCTGAGGAAGAAGGAATTATATATAATAATGAGCATATTGATATGCTACAACATAGTGATGAAGATGATGAAAATAAAAATGAGAAAGGAGAAACTAACATGGAAGAAGATAAGAAAGAAGAGTTAGAAGATAAAAAAGAAGAAAAAGATGAAAAAGATCTAGAACATAATAATGAAGAAAAAACAATTCAAGATATCTTTAACACTTTAAACGAAGAGCAGAAAGAAGCTGTTTACACCATAGTTGGTCAAGCCTTACAAGAAGGTGAAGAGTCTGAAGAAGACGAAGGATCTGATGAAGATCAAGAAGAAAATGATGATGGAGGAGAAGAAAAAATGAAACATAATGTTTTTGAAAATGATAAAAATGATGAAGTGTTACAACACTCAGAAATCTTAGCAAGTGCTATAACTGATGCTAAAAAATATGGATCTTTAAAAGAGAGCGTTATTGAACACGCTGCATTAAACAATATTACAGATATTGGAAAATTATTCCCAGATGCTACAGCATTAAACAAAGAACCTATAATGATTGAGAAAGATCAAACATGGGTTGGAAAAGTTATGGGATCTATTAAACATACACCATTTTCAAGAGTTAAAGTAACTTTTGGTAGAATGACAGAACCACAAGCAAGAGCTAAAGGTTATATCAAAGGAAACAAGAAAGTAAATATTCAAATGGCTGCTCTTAACAGAGTTGTTACACCAACAACAGTTTATATCAAGAATGAAATCGATAGAGATGATGTTATTGATATAACAGATTTTGATGTAGTTGCTTGGCAAAAGAGAGAAATGAGAAAAGAATTAGATAAGGAACTAGCATTAGCTGCTTTATTAGGTGATGGTAGAGATGTATCTGATCAAAATAAAATTAATGAACAAAATATTATACCAATCGTAAAAGATGTTGATACTTTCGTAATTAATTATACTATTACATCAGGAAGAGATTATAATCAAAGTGGTAACAGCCAATCTGAAAATGATAGCTTTACAAAAGGTATCGTAAGAGCTGCTTTAAGATCAAGAAAAGATTATAAAGGTTCAGGAACACCTACATTCTTCACAACAGAAGATTATTTAACAGATATGTTATTAATTGAAGACCAAAATGGTAGAAGAATATATGAATCTATAGCTCAATTAGCATTAGCTTTAAGAGTTAAAGAAATAGTAACTATACCAGAAATGGAACAAGAAGCTTATGAAGATATAGTTGGTGTTATAGTAAATATGGCTGACTATACAATGGGTGCAGATAAAGGTGGATCTGTAAATATGTTTGATGACTTTGATATAGATTACAACCAAATGAAATATTTAATGGAAACAAGATGTTCAGGTGCATTAACAGTTCCATATTCAGCTATAGTATTAAAGAAAGCTGCTGCTAATCAAGCAAATGAACCTGCTGGATAAATTTTTATATAAGGAGGATTAAAAATGGCTCAATTTATTGAAACTGAAACAGATGTAAATGTTGAGGGTGTTGAATTCTTTGTGAAAGATACTCCTGATGGGTTTGTTTATGAAGATACAGAATTTAATAAAAAAGTTGATACAGAAACTTTAAAACATGCATTTCAAATGAATGATATAGTTATAATTGATAATGGTATTGCTTGTCGAGCTTCTAATTTAGAAGTTAAAGATGAATATGTAATTGTAACATATTTATTACCTTCAGTAGATGATAATGTAGTTTCAATTACACCAAAACAAGTTAGATCATTTGATAAAATATTAACAACAGATATTAATGTTGCTGCCGATGAAGATTTATTTGGTAAAGTAATTAGTGATTTACAAGAAAATATTGAAATTACTAATGACGAAATTAAAGGTACTCTAAAATATGTAACTGGATATACCGGATTTAGTTCTAAGGTTGAAGAACAATCAGGAAATTATTTAGTTATTCATAATGAAACAAATGGTGATGAACCAATATTTGTTGAAGTCATAGGTGGTACATCTGGACCTACACAATTAGATTCAGATGGTATAATAGTATTACGTATTGCCAATAATGGACAAAAAGTAAGAGTATCAAGCGGTAGTGCAGTTAAAGAATATTCGTTAACTAATATTAACTTAGTTCGCGAATAGTAAGGAGTAAATTAGCTATGGCAAAATTTTATGGAAAAATTGGCTACATTCAACCTGTTGAAAGTGAACCTGGTTATTGGGAAGAAAAAGCTATAGAAAGAGAATATTATGGTGATATTACTAGAAATATTAGTAGATATCAGGAAACAAATCAAGTTAATGATAATATTGTTATTAATAATATGCTTAGTATTGTAGCCGACCCATATGCTAATGAAAACTTTCAACATATGCGATATGTAGTATGGATGGGTACTAAATGGAAAATAACTAACGTTGAAGTTCAGTATCCTCGTATTATACTAAATTTAGGAGGTGTGTATAATGAGCCAGAAGAGAACTAGATTAACTTTACAATCTTTGTTAGAAGAACTTTTAGGTTCTAAGAATGTTTATTATCAACCTCCTGAAAATTTAAAGATGGAGTATCCAGCTATTAGATACTCATTATCTGATAAAACAGATTTTTATGCTAATAATAAAAAGTACATTTCTCGTGATGTGTACGATTTAGTAGTAATATCTAAAAAACCAGATAATCCAGTTATTCAAAAAATATTAGAATTAGATTATACTGAGTTTGAAAGACATTATGTAGTTGATAATTTAAATCACGATATAATAAGAATATTTTATTAAAGGAGGAACATTTAATATGGGAAAATTAGTATGGGATAAAACTGATGAAAGAATTTTCGAAACAGGTGTTAATAAAGGTGTTTTATATCCACAAGTTCAAGGTGCATACCCTAAAGGTGTAGTATGGAATGGTTTAACAGGAGTTACTGAATCACCATCTGGAGCAGAAGCTACACCATTGTATGCTGATAATATTAAATATTTAAATCTTATGTCAACTGAAGAATTTGGTGCAACAGTAGAAGCATATACATATCCAGATGAATTTGCAGAGTGTAATGGTGAAACTGCTATAGCAGATGGTGTTGTTGCAGGACAACAGAAACGTAAACCATTTGGTATGAGTTATCAAACAAAAATAGGTAATGCAGATGATCCAGAAGCTGGATATAAAATTCATTTAATTTATGGAGCTTTAGCTGCACCATCAGAGAAAGCTTATGCTACTGTAAATGATAGCCCAGAAGCTATAACATTCTCTTGGGAAATATCTACTACACCAGTTGATGTACCAGACATGAAACCAACAGCTGAATTAACAATAGATTCAACTAAAGTAGATCCTGATAAATTAGCTATTTTAGAAGGTATTTTATACGGTACTACAACTACTGATGCTAGATTACCATTACCATCAGAAATTGCATCTATATTAACAGGTAAAGAAGTATCATCTATAGCTGTAACTACAGCACCAACTAAAACAACATATACAGCTGGAGAATCATTTGATGCTACTGGAATGGTAATAACAGCAACTTATAAAGATGCTACAACTAAAGCTGTAACAGATTATACAGTATCACCTAGTGGAGCATTAGCTACTACAGATACAGAAGTAACTATTACATATAGTGAAGGTGGAGCTACTAAGACAACTACACAAGCTATTACAGTTACTGCTGCTGGATAAATTTTTTAGGTATGTTCCAGTTTAATTCTGGACATACCTTTTTATGATTTATAAAAATTGAAAGGAGAATAAATATTATGTTAACAAAAAATATTAAATATACTGATTATAATGGAGTTGAAAGAGAGGAGCCATTCCTATTTAATTTATCTAAGGCTGAACTTATGGAAATGCAATTAGGAACTAGTGGTGGTTTAGATACAATGATAAAAAATATTATAGCAGCACAAGATACACCATCAATAGTCAAAATATTTAAAGAACTAGTGCTTAAAGCTTATGGTGAAAAAAGCGCTGATGGTAAAAGATTTATAAAAGTTGATGATAATGGAAGACCACTATCAATAGCTTTCTCTCAAACAGAAGCATACTCAAATTTATTTATGGAATTAGCTACAGATTCTGTCGCTGCTGCTAATTTTATTAAAGGTATCGTTCCATCAGATATTGAAGTGTCTGATGTTGATTTAGATAATATTCCAGGATTTCCTAAATTACCAGAAAATGTAGACAATACTGAAAAT